GGTAAAAAAAAGAATTGTAAAAGTATCTTTACCTTTATAAATAGTAATAGGAGTTCCTGCTGTAGTTACTCCTGAAAAAACAAATTCCTCATTATATTTTTGTATGCTTTTTTCAATATCTTGAGCATCCTATGTAAAACAAAATATTTCTGCTGCTGCCGGAGCTACAAATCCTAATGTTATTAGTACATATGCTAATATATATTTTATTTTATTTGTCATAGCTTAATTCCTAATAGCTCAAGTGCTTTCATCTGTGAGTTTCCACGATATGTGTAAGTTTTAGGATCAGCTTTAGAACGCCATTTACCATAGCTACCATGTTTTGCAAAAGCAGTATCAATCTCAACACCCGACATATCTGTACGCAACTCTGCTACATCAAGATATAAGCAAGACATACATAATTTAGCCGTGCCATCTTTAGCAAGTGGATCACATCGAGTTTCACACTTACTGATAATCATTGCTGCTAAATCACTAGGCAATGCTTCAGCTTGTTCAAACCTACCATTTAATGTAGCACAAACTTTATTAAAATCAAGTGCTTTACCTTGCGGTATAATAGTTTCTAAAATAGGTGATCCAGCCAAATAACAGTTGACCGATGGCCGCTCGAATATGCCGCGAAGATTTTGGTAAGCATTAACAGCAGTATTTTCAAGCGAGTAGCCAGTGACGATCCCGTCAAATTCTTCGGCGTCAAGCAGTGCGGCGTAACCGTGATAACGTGGCTCTACGGCTCCTTGATCCCAAACGTTTGTGAATCCCGAGCGCAACGGCCTTACGTCACTTACATACTCCACCGGCCACTCGATCTTCCGGTACTCAAACGCACGGACATCTTGTAGCCATGCCGCGATCTGATCCGCTGCGGCTTCCTCGCGAGGCGCTCTCTCCAACGCCTTGTCCCACTTTTCGCTTGCATATACTGCAACAATCTCGTGGGTAGTCTCATTGAGCCAACGCCATAATGCATAGACACTGTTTACGCCACCAGAGTATGGAATTAAAACCTTCATTACTCTATCCTACCGTTCCGGCGATTGTTCCGCCGTCATTATTTAAAGTTATTGTTCTACTATTTTCACGAAGGGCAAAACCTGCTGCACCACCTGCCGCACCGTTGCCGGGGGATGCCAAGTTACAAGATGCCGAACCGCCACCATAGCTTCCATTACTTCCTGTTGCACCTGCTACACCAAAAGCTCCTGCACTACCAGCAGCCCCAGCACTCCCTGTGTAATTAGGAGGGGCGCAATATCCGCCGCCCTTGCCGTCATCATGAAATGTTTGTCGTACACCTGCCGTACCACCGCCTCCACCGCCACCACCTCCACCACGGAGGTTCCCAGTAAGGTTGATAATATAAACGCCAGTTCCGTCTACGAGAGTATGCCAATAAACAGCATCGCCACCAACAGCACCTACAGTATTCGTAGCGCCATTTGCGCCAGTATAGCCATCCACACTACCAGTAATGTTTATAGTCAAGTTTGTGTCCTTGTTTAAACCCCCTGTTCGCATAGCATGAGTACTTGAGCCGCTGACTGTTACACCTGACGCTACATTTACAATAATATCAGCAGCTACATCGTTGTTATAACCTAATGCTGTAGCCTGTGTCAAAATATTATAGTCTGACGTATTAGCAGTAATATTAAGCACAAAAGCTTGTGCCCCTGCCGCTGCCATCATTATATTATGAAATACCATAAACTAATTCCTATACTTTATTGCCACAGTGCTAGGCTGTCGTCGCATTATTCTTATGCATTAAGAATAGTATTTTAAAAAACAACGACAGCCTACACATAATTATTCCTCAGTCTTTAATAATTCTGATAACATGTTAACAAAAGCAGCTTTACCAACTTCTAATTGATCTACATTAAATTTTGCAGATGAAAGTTTACGTTCTAAGTCTGCACAATGATTAACAAGCACCTGTTGTTCTGGTGTCATGTCTTCATACTTATATTCTACGTCGTCGATAATAATTGGGGTTTTTTCATTTTTTCCCATTTTATTTTCCTTTAAGTTATATGATAGTGGTAATACTTACTAAGACCACGGAGTACCACTTCCCTCCACGGGGTCTACAAGAAGCTCAAGCTGTGCCGCCACGTTCGCCTCTATGGAGGCAACCTCTTCAGCGCCAAGAGCAGCCTTGGTCCACTCAAGGGCCTTCGCCTCAGTGATGTCGGCATATGGAATAAAATCTGTAATGTCATCCGTTGGGATACCAACAGAGCCATAGACCCTGCCTTGATTGCCATTGGCATCTGTATCAAGACACTGCCAATGTGCGTTATTAACTACGTCTGTTTCACCGTCGAGAGAGACAGCATAGTCCAGTTGTGCGATAGACCATGTGATAGCCATTTTATATTCCTCTTATTACTATTATTCTTCAATACTCGCTGCGTAGGCTGCGACAACTGCATCAGTATGCAGCGCAGCAACAATTGCTTGAACCTCTGCACTCTCGTCAGTCGCATCTTGGCCGGGGACAACAACGTGCCTGTGGTAACTACTACTAATCTCTACGTCATTTCGTTTAATCACAGTCGCTGTGCGGATTTGCACAATTCTGTGTTCACCCACGACTTCAATTTTGTCTTCAACTTGTTCTTCTGTTAATGGCATTTTATTCTCCTTTATGCCGCAATATAACTGCCGCTAATTTGTACGTAAACTGTGTCGCTGATGTCCGCAAACTCGACGTTTTCAGCCGATGCTGTTGCCGGGTCTTTGACGCGCACTATGATGTACGCTAGGTTTCCGCCTTGGTACATCATGATTGTCCCCGTGACGTTGCCTGTCAGATCGATGTCAGCGGCACCGTGAAACCATGAACTCCAAGTTGCTCTGGAGCCGACGTTGTTGGCACTTGCAAAAGGCAGCCCCAAAATTGAAATAGCTCCCGACTGCGAACCCTTATCGGTCAACCTTAATGTTGCGGTGCAGTGTACTACCCGGCCCACTTTGGTGTATTTACCTGCGGTGAAACTAGCGTTGTATGCGGCGTCCGAGCTAACGGTAGAGCCAGTTCCAATGGTCGGTGTCCAATCACCTTCCTCGTAGTCGTCGAGGAGGTTTGCGGCTGCTGTGTCTGTGCCAAACAGAACACCAGTAGATGATCGAATATTTCCTACGACATCAAGTGGGACACCGGCTGACGCAGTACCAATACCGACGTTGCCGCCATTGAAATACGTAATACCGGCTGCTTGAACTTGAGCTTTTGCGACACCGCCGCTATATAATTTTAACCCGCCTGAATCATTTCCAGAAGCAAATCCGAGTAGCTCCGCAACAGTATTTGTGCCGTTCGTTAGGGCATAGCCTTTATACTGCGTGGCAGATAAAACTGTCAGAACATTACTAGGAGCCGATATCCCAATACCGACGTTACCCGCGCTGGTGATACGCATCCTGTCAGTATCGTTGGTTCTAAGGATTAGGTCAGCAGCTTCCTGTTGGTTGATATAAGCATGTGCACCAGAGTTAATAACTTTAATTTCCAACCCACTATCGGCATCGCTGCCAGATGTTGCATTTGTCAGTAATAGTGCAGTGTCGGCTGATGAGTGCACATGTAGATTTAGTGCAGCAGCCGTCGTCCCAATACCTACATTAGTAGTGCCAGTGGGAATTGACATAACTGTTGCATCAGCATCGTTCTTGAATGTGATGTCTGAAGTTGAACCTTGTCCCGTTAAGATAAGGCCCTCGGCAGCGGTGTAGCCAATGGCTGCGTTATCGGAGGCAGCGGTGTCGCCATCTGGTTCAAACGTAGCTGCGGTAGCAACACCCGTCACATCCAACGAGGCAAGAACGGCGTTACCTACTACAGTAACTGTAGATGCGAATGTTGCAGCACCTGTTTGATATAGTGTGTTACCAAATGTTGCAGCACCTCCTACAGAAACTACTGTAAATTGCGCCGACCCTGTTTGAACTAATGTGCCGCCAATTGATGTGTTACCTGCTACAGCCAGAGTACCACCTACTGTAACATTAGATTTTAAAACAGCAGCACCTACTACAGTAACTGTAGATGCAAATGTTGCAGCACCTGTTTGAATTAATGTACCGCCAATTGATGTGTTACCTGCTACAGCTAGAGTACCACTGACTGATACATTACTATCAAATGTTGCAGTACCTGTTTGAATTAATGTACCGCCAATTGATGTGTTACCTGCTACATCCAATGTACCACCAACTGTGACATTAGATTTTAAAGCAGCAGCACCTACTACAGTAACTGTAGATGCAAATGTTGCAGCACCTGTTTGAATTAATGTACCACCAATTGATGTGTTACCTGCTACGTCTAGTGTACTAGCCATTGTTGCAGCACCACTAACTCGAACAGTGTTTAAAAAGCCAGTAGCTCCTGCTACAGTAACAGTACTTAGTAAATTAGTAGCTCCACCTACACTAAGAGTAGATGCTAAACTTGTAGCTCCTGCTACTGTTAAAGTACCGCCAATGTTTACATCACCACTTACTGATATGTCTCCATCAAAAGTAATACCACCTGTTGCAAAAATAGTACCACCAACTGATACATTACCTGCTACATCTAAATTACCGCTAACTGATACATTATTTTTAAAAGTACCTGCACCTACTACTGTAACTGTAGATGCAAAATTTGTAGCACCTCCTACACTTAAAGTAGAGCCAAGACTAACAGCACCTGCTATAGTAACAGTATTAGCAAAGTTAGCAGCACCAGCCACACTAAGGCTAGAAGCCAAACTAACTGCACCACCAATTGTAACAGTACCTAGTAAATTAGTATTACCACTTACAGATACATCATCTTTAAATGTAGCAGCGCCTACTACTGTAACTGTAGATGCAAAAGTTGCACCGCCAGTAACAGAAAGAACACCACCAACATTTAAATAACCTGATATAGAAACATTATCTGGAATTACACCTATAGAAGCTATAACACCAGTTAGATTAGTACCGTCACCATAATAAAAAGCGGCTGTCACATTACCAACAACATGGATATTGCCGCTAACAGATACATCAGTAGCAAAGTTACTGATACCTGTTACATTTAAAATAGAACCAACAGATACTGATTGTGCAACATCAAGTCTTCCACTAACTGACACATCATTTTTAAACTCAGTCTTACCAGTAAGTGTTCCTGTGCCTGTTACCAGAAGAGTTCCACCAACAGATACATTTTCATTTACATCAAGCTGACCACTAACTGACACATCACCTTCTACAACAAGCTTCCCACCTACTGTAACATTACTGACAAAAGTTGCTACACCTGTCTGAGTTAGTGTGCCACCAAGAGATACATTACCTGCCACATTTAAGGCACCGCTTACAGAAGCATTTGCTTTTACAACTAGGCTGCCGCCAACATTAGCACTGCCAGCTACAGTAATAGAATTGACAGAGATATCACCACCAATATCAGCAGTTATACCTGTAAGATTAGAACCGTCTCCAAAGAAAGCAGAAGCACAGACCTTATCAGAAACATGTAAGCTGTTAGTAATTGTTGCTGTACCGTCTACACGTAAAGCAGTATCAACAACTACTTTATTTGTAGCTACTTTCAATGCAGTATTAGTACCATCACCAGTTTGAACAGCAACAATAGACGTACCAATGCCTTCGTTAGTAGTGCTACTATTAATGAGCAATAGCTGCTGATATGTTCCCGAAATTAATTTACCTGTTAAATCTGTCATATTAGTTGCCAATACTCATCTGTTGAATCCCAAGTGGTTGCTACTTGATCCCATGTTAAATTCCTGCCGCCTGTGTCAGGTCTAGGATTAAGTATAGCAGGGTTGTCTCGAACATCAGGAATTTTATTCTGAGGATGGTTTTTTAAATCAAAGTTACCCTCAAAATCTGATGGACAAACAATAAGGCCATAGCTATTTTCTTGCATGAGCCTATGCGGATAAACCCATCCACATATATCACACATAGCTAGTGCATTTTTATTACTTGCCATTATAAATAACGAAGTCTAGGACGAATAAACAAGCTTGCTCGTTCACGATCTTCTTCCATTGCTCTGCCTAAAGTCTCTTCGTAATTAGTTTTTAACATGCTAATACGATCAGAGGGTACTCCTGCTCGTTTCATTGACATGTAGTAAGATAACCCTGCCGTAAGACAAGGGAAAAATCTTTTAGGTAGATCAGCGTTTTGTTCTGCGGATTTATTAATATCCTGTAGTTCGCTGATTACTTCTATCTTTAAAATGTCTGTGGAATTATCTGGAAGGGGCCAAACGGACATCACAGGATTATCTCTACTTCTACGAATAGAATACTGAGAGGGTCGTCCTGTCTGTGTTTTATTAGGTATCAATAAATACTCTTCTGATGTAATACGTGTCAACTGTAAATCAGTACTGTCTCTATTTAAAACTACTTCAAGTGCATCAATAGTATTAGAAGATAGATTATATACTCCAGTAGAAGCTGCTACCATTACAGAAGAAACACTCGTACTCCATAACAGTATACCACGGTTTTGCCAATCCTTCAACATAATATTAATAGAACGACGAGCAGAAGCAGGTTCATGACCGAGAGTGCTTTCGCCTCCAATCATTTCCATTGCTTCTTGAATAACCTCGTCAATGTCAAGATTAAAATTATATGTACCTGATACAGCCATTATGTTTTCCTATATCTCTTAACCTTACGTGCAATACGTTTAGGTTGTTTGGAGTATTGCTTCCCCGCAGCAGTTGCTTTTTTCTTTGCTTTCGTGGTCGCAGCATATTCTTTTGACGACAGGGCTTTGATTGCTTTCTCTGGAAGATATCTCTCCCCTGTCTTGCTGCTTGGTTTCCCTGACTTTGTTTTCCATTTTTGCTTAGTCCACTTTGATAATTTATTAGTAGTTTTTTTCTTACCTTTATAACTTCCACCAGATTCTTTATAATACTTAACAGCAAGCTGCATAGCTCTGGCAGAATGCTTACCACCCATTTTAGCTTTAGCTCTGGCCTTTGCTCTAGCCCACTTAGCAGGGTTACGCTTGGTAGCTGTGCCAGTTTTCTTTTTTACTGCCATTGTGTGTTTTATTTCTTATGTACAGTTTGAACT